TCGGGTCGTAACCGAAGCGTAGTCACCCGCTCCGAGTGGCCCAAGGCGGGTCACAGCGTCCGTGAGCACCTCTGCGATACCTTGCTGCACATATTGCATAGCAGTAGGTTCAACAGCGATAACTCGCGGTGTTTTAAGCGTTTTAGGGACAAGAACAACCTTCACAGGTCGTTCTTTCCCGGGTTCGAGGAGATTAGATCTCGTGGCGTCATAATGACGCCAACTTGGAAACAAGAACTCCCCCTCAGGGAAGTAATGTTCCAAGCGCTCAGGCCATTCACTTTGACGGTACTTCTGGTTTCCCAGAAGCCCGTCAGCGGTGATACCTGGGCCGTGCTTTGGAACAGTCTTACCTTCGTAGATCATCTGATCTACGTAGGAAAAGGCTTCATTCCAAAGGATTGCTGCCACCCTAGAAAACTGGTCCTTATGGAACTCAGTCAACCGGGCATCAGTTCTCCTGATCTCCTGCTCACACTCGATGTACTTACGGATGGCCTCAGCATTGCGCTTCTCAGCGCAAGGGAGTTTTATCTTGGACCACATCAATGTAAATTGACGTATGGCCCAGATCGCATCCGTGCAAGGTGCATCGAGCAGCATACCGCTTTTCCGGTCGAAGACTAGACCGAGGAAACCTCCTAAGAATAGGGGGAAACCTCCTCTGTCGCGGCGAAAGCCACGAAAGAGTTGAGTGTCTACCTTCCCAAGCTCCAGACCTTTTTGGAGATCTGTAGCGTAGGTCGGTAAGGTTATCGTCAGAAACGATAACCCTTCCGCTTCAGACCGCCCTATGACCGTTTTGAGGTCATAGGTGGTGCTTACGCCACACCAGGTCCCGATATCAATCAGGACCTCCTGCGCTAGTGACATCAGGCTTTTCATGCCCCCCACTTTTCGGTGGGTTAGACATCCCTAGCTGCGACATTCTCTCTGGACCTCCTTGAATAAGGAGTTGCAGCCGTAATACTACGACTGCAAGAGCCGACAAGACGACAATGACGAGATGAATCCAAGTGGATACATCCGGTTCCCAGGAGGCGAACTTCGATCTGAAGTCCACCATCCAGGGGTCATTGCTGTTGAGTATGTACTCAATCAGAGGGTCAAGTGGCACTGACTAGCTTTCCTTACCAAGAACCTTGGTGAGGTTAGCCCCAGATGACGCCGAAAGCCATGCTACAAGAGCATCGGCAACCTGCTTCAGCTCCACAATCGTATAACCCGTTTCCGGGCTATCGATGATGAAGCTAAAAGACGATGAGAACTTAATGTTCTCAGCGCTAATAAGCGGGTTCGGCGCAATCTTTGAATGGTCAACTCTGACAAGAGTTCGCGAGCGTTTTCCAAGCGCATGCGAAATCGTCAACTTGACAGTTCCGTCGTCCTTTGTAAAGGCACCACGGTTGTCACCAGAACTAGTACGCGGAAGCGTATTAGCGATGGCGTTGATAGTCAGTGTTTGTGGATCCGAGAAAGCCACAGCGAGTCTCCTATTGCAGTCTTCAGTCAGCTCTCATGAGCTGCTGGCGGGCGGTCAGACGCTATTCACTCCTCGTGAGAGTGTCAAGCTGCCAACCGTCATGGTCTGAGGGGTCATCACTTCCCCCAGGTTAGGTCTCGGGTAATTCCCAAGGCCGATAGTATGGCGATCTGTTTAGGAGTAAACTCGCTAAACGTCACACCAAAACCCCACGGAGTTGCTCTAGACCGAGACTTAACCTCTGATTTCAAAGTCAGAGATATAGGTCCGGTAGCACCCCAGCCACGTAATGTGACTCCGGTGTTAGTGGCGACATCTTGTGCTATTCTATGGCACATGATGTAGCCCCTCTTGAGCATCAAGCTGTTCGAACTAAAGGCCGACAAGTTAGTAGCAATGCTACCAACATTGAAGAACCAGTCGGACAGCCAGGACCAGGGAGCCAAGTTCCAAAGGACTTCCGGAGTTATCCGGAGGCCGAGAAGCCTTTCGGCTTCGGCTGCGTACAAGAATACCTTGTCTCTAGAAGATGAAGCTAGAGGCAAATGGTATGAGTACACTCCTTCGAACCAGTAACGCTCAGTAACACTGTGCGCTATCTGTAGGCTACCTGTCGTCGCACCAATATACGCCTTCGTATCGACGGTCGGGAACAGAGGAGTCTGTCCCTTATCTTCGATCGAGGTGGTGCGCTGAACTGGGAACTCGTAATTGCGACCGATTAATCGGCCGCTGTCCCGTTCAAACTGTTCGAGGATCTCTTTGGATCGACGAACAGTAGCCAATAGGTCAGTAAGGTCGGAAACGAAAGGCTTCCAACCGAACTC